CTCATCGGTCACCCCCGTATCGCGAGCGTCGACTCGATGGCCTGGGACATGGCGGCGCGCAAACGACTCGACGGCTCCAAGACCGTGACCAAAAAGGTGGCGTTTATGTGCGACTGGTGGCGCGAGCAGACGGCCGCCCGGTCCTTATTCGGGGCCGCTGCATGACCGGCGCCAAGAACCCGTCGAGCATCGTCTATTGGAACGACCTTGAGGGCGACGCGGAGCTCAAGACGTGCTCGCTCGCGGCCAAGGGCCTGTGGACGTGCCACCTTCTCGCGATCGCTGCCCGGTCGCCGCTTCAGGGCGTCATCATCATCGGGTCGTGGCCGTGCAAGGTCGAAGCCGATCTCCCCATGGTCCTCGCCAACATGGTCGGAGGATCGCCGGACGTGATGGCGGCGCTCCTTGCTGAGCTTGTGAACAGCGGCGCCGCATCGGTCGACGAGCATGGCCGCATGTACAACCGCCGGATGGTCCGCGAGCGGCAGATTTCAGAGGCTCGATCGGCCGCCGGAAAGGCCGGCGCGGCGCGACGGTGGGAAAATGTAGGCGATGGCAAGACCATGGCAAACACCATGGCAAACGGTGTGGCAAAATCAGACGCCGTAGAACAGCCTCAACTCTTTGAGAAACAAGGTGAAATCGGCGCGCAGCAGCATAATGGCCGATGCGAAGGCGATGGCAAACCTATGCCTTCTTCTCTTCTTCATGGCTTCAAAGAAGATACTACTACCGAGTCTGTAACATCTGGTGCGCGCGCCGATGATGGCGCCGCACCGCACAAGCGCGACCCGAGGGGCACCCGGTTGCCGGATGAATGGCGACCCGAGGATGAGCTCCGGCAGTGGACGCTCGACCACATCGCCAAGCACAGATCGGGCGTCAGCGCCGGGCACGAGCTCGAGCGCTTCCGCGACCACTGGAGCGCGCAGCCAGGAGCGAAGGGCCGAAAGTCCGACTGGCCCGCGACCTGGCGCAACTGGATCCGCAAAGCCGTTGAAATGGAGGGCAAGGGCAATGGCTCGCTCTACAGGCAAAGCAGTGGCAAACCGAAGCGCAGCGCTGCCGTTGCAGCCGCCGCCGCCTTCGCTTCCGGCCTCGGTGGCAATGGCGGTCGAGGACCCGCCGGAGGTGGAGGTTGAGCGTGATGGTCGGCCGGTGTTGGTGGCGGGCACTTGGCGTCCGCCCACTCATTCGATCCTACGGGAGCGTCTCGATGAAGCGCGGAAGTGGCTTGAGATCAACCTCGCGCCATGCGGTCCCGAAGGTGTGCAACGGATCCTCATGCCGCTCTTGATGACGACGACGATGCCGCACACCGCCGGCATGGAGGAGACGACGTTGCAATCGTTCTTCGCGCAGAAGTCGACCGAATACACCCGGCTGCTGCAAGACCTGCCGGCCGACATCCTGTCAGCAGCATGCGACGAATGCGCGAAGGCATCGCCGTTCTTCCCTGCGGTGGCCGATCTCTTCAGGCACGCCAAGCCGGCGCTTGAGAAGCGTCGTCGGCAGTGTGAGCGGGTCGATCGGCTCATCGCGATGAAGAGCGCGCCGCCGCAGGGCGAGCCGTTCAAACCCGAACCCGAGATCGACCGCTACCGAGCGGACATCGCGCGATGGAAGGCACACGGCGACGTGTCGTTCGGCATCAACCTCAAGGCACGCGCCATCGAGAGCGAGAAGAAGCTGTCAACACTCGAAGGACGCGATGTCGAGGACTGGGCGCGAGCCAGCGCGCCAGTAGAACTCGACACTGCGAGCGTCATTGGGCGCACAGCGGATCATGTGCTGGTGGACGAACTGGCTACTCCACAACCAAGGGCGCCGGAGTGGAAGCGCGCACCGGACGCCTGGCAGGCCGGCCAGCCGCTGTATCAACGCGCCGCCGAAGAGCCGCCGCCGCCAACCGAGATCCCCGAGGCCGGCGACATCGAGGTCGAGCCATGATCATTCTCGCAATCTGCTGGTTCGGATTCGTCATCGGCATGACGATCAACATCGCTTGGTGGTCGATCGATTGTCTCGCCGGAACATCGACTCTCACGCCTGACAAGGGCGTCGCTGTCATCGGCCTATGCACCGTGCTTGTCGCAATGTGGGCCGGCGCGATGATGGTGATATCGGAAGTCTGGTTGGGCTCCGATCGACAGCCACGCGCCGGACATCAACCGAAAGGCGACGGACTGCGCGGCGAGCCTCCGCACAAGGGCAGCGGAGGACGACGGCCATGACCATCACCATCGACAAAGGCGTGCCGATGCCGGATGGGCCGGGATTGGCGAGCAGGTCGCGCTATCCGTGGGCGCTGATGGAGATTGGCGACAGCTTCCTCGTGCCAATCAACGGCCGGCCACTGCGCGCGGTGCGCCAATCGATTCGCGGCAACATGAGCCTTCAGCACAAACGGACCAGCCATCGATACGCTTGCCGAACGGTCGTCGAAAACGGCGAGCGCGTCGTGCGTGTGTGGAGGGTCGCGTAGCCATGCCATTCGACAGCACACCTCGCGATCCCGGCGACCGCCGCAACGGCGACCATCACTTCGTCGTGCCGTACTCAGCGACGCCCGGAACCGTGATCATCGGATGCTCCGACGATCTGACGGTGACGTTCACGGCCGCGGCACACATCGCGGCCGGCACCGTGGTCACGCTCAATATCGCGCCGAGCGGATCGACCGTGACCTACTCGGCGGGCGACGCGCAGATCGTGACGACGGCGACTGTGGAGTGGCGGCGATGAGCAACCGCTTCAGCGAGCACCGCGTCCGCACCAGCCTGCAAGCGCACATCGGCCGATCGAGCGATCCCGAGGTGGTCGATCGTCTCGCCGCCGAGGTCTACCACCAGGACCGCGGCGCCTACTTCACGAGAGAGCAGCTCGACGCCATGCCGTGGCAATCGCGCGAATTGATCGAGAGCGAGTTGGCGAACATTCACGGGCCGCGTGCCGGAGGTCGCCGCTGATGGCGCGACGGAAGCCGAAGCCGCCTCCGTTGCCGACTCTCGAGGAGCAGCTGCGGGCGCATGAAGCGAATGCACCCGATGGTCCGCAGTGGATCGTCGGTGTATTCGACGAGGAGAAGCCGTTCCTCGGCGACATCACGCCGGAGCGGATGCAGTGGGCGAGGAAGCGGCTCGAGCTGGTCGACGCGATCCGCCGGCGTGACAGCAAGCGCCTCACTGATCCTGGCCGAGGTGCCGGCGGAAACTTCGAACCGTCACCCATGGCGGCGAGAGGTGGCAAGGTTGAGACGGCGCCGAAGGGACTTGGGAAGGAATTGCCCAAGGATTCTCAATTCCCGAAGCGCGTCATTGTGCAACGGTCGATCGACCGGCTGCTCTCCTCTGGCACGATCACCAGACCGGAATGGCAGGCCGCAGCTACGCTGCTGTGGTATTGGGCTGTGGCTGAGGGCTCGACGAAGACGGTCGCGGCGTACGAAGCAGACATCGTACGCGGCACCACCAGCCCTGACGGCGCCGCCATCAAGCGCATGGATGCAGCGAGCGAATATCTCGCCGCCTTGAGGTGCCTGCCGTACCACTCGAAGGGCGCCGTGATCTGGGTCGTGATCAACGATGGCGAACTCTCGGATTGGGCTGCACCACGCGGTTTCAGCTCCCGACATTCCCGCCGCCTTGGCGCCAAGCGTCTAAGCCAAGGGTTACGGGCACTAGTGGCTCGTTGGCGGTATTGACATTTTGGCCGCGGAACTGCAGTAATTCCCCAGCCTAGAAATCCGCCCGCCGAGCAAACCCGCTCTGGCGGGCTTTTCATTGGTGGTTGGCGGCGACAATGGCGAAGCTCATGATGCTGAGGCCGACGGCAACCCACAGGGAGATCGGCTAGAATGACAGCGGCCCCGCACGGTGCGCTAACACCGGGCAGGGCCTGACCAGAGCGACGCCTCAGGAGGGCATCGATGGCTGAGTATCAGGCTACAGCCGGTAGAGTGCTGGCGCTACCCTGCATCGTCTGCGGTACATCGTTCACGTTCGCGACGAAATCGAAGGGTAGATATCCGAGGTTCTGCTCGGAAGGCTGCCGAGAGAAACGAGGACGGCGCGTCACGAAGACGAAGCGCTGCGTAACGTGCCAGCGGGAGTTCTTGCCGCAACGCGTCGCCCGATCCAACCAGCAACACGGCCTGTACTGCTCGCTGCTCTGTCGGCCGCAATGCGAGCGGATCGATCCTCGCGAGCTGGAGGCTCATGATCGGCGCGACCGGCAAGTGACCAGGGCGCGGCGAAAGGGTGCTGATCCTATCGAGCGGGTCGACGATCGAGATATCTTCGAGCGAGACAACTGGATCTGTCGTATCTGCAGCCGCCCGGTCGATCGTTCGTTGAAGGCACCAGATCACTGGGCGGTATGCCTCAACCACGTCGTTCCGTTGTCGAAGGGCGGCGATCACACGCCGAACAACCTGCAATGCGCACACTGGATTTGCAGTTCGTTGAGGGCTGACCGCGTCGAGGTATGTGACGATGCCAATGCGTCCCGATGTTCATCGTCCGCTTGGGACGCCAACTCGGGAGCAGGCTGAAGCCAGGCGCAAGGCGTTCATCGATCAGCATCGGCCCTCCGCAGCGGAGCGAGGTTACGACGCGGCATGGAGGGCCTGCCGCAGGCGGTTCATTGAGAAGCACCCGGAATGCTGTGCGGACGGATGCGGGCGGCCCACCGAGGAAGTCGACCACATCCAATCCGTTCGCGAGCGGCCCGATTTGCGACTGGCATGGTCGAACCTGCGGCCCTACTGCCGGCATCACCATTCACAACGAACCGCGCTCGACCAAGGCTTCGCAAGGGGTGGGGGTAGTGCAAATTTCTAGGGCTGGGAGGCGACGACCGCGCACGGGCGCTTCCGTGTGCTGCCGCAGGTTTACGGCGAAAGGGTAGGCCATGGGCAAAAGGGGGCCGAAACCGACACCGACAGCGCTGCGCGAGCTGCACGGGAATCCGGACAAGCGGCCTGAAGCCGCCGACGAGCCGGAGCCTGAAATTGCTTCGGTCGACGCGCCGGAACACCTGAACGAGATTGCTCGAGCGGAGTGGGAGCGTCTGGCACCCGAGCTGATCAGGCTAAGGCTGCTGACCGTCGTCGACCTGGGCTTGCTAGCCGCATGGTGCGTCGCCTGGGCGGACTTCTGCGCAGCAGAGAAGTCTTTGGCCAACGGTGTCGTCGTCGAGGGGAAGGGCGGCCAGGACGTTCGCTCGCCTTGGTTTATCGTGAAGTACAAGGCCATCGAGGCGATGGTGAAGATCAGCGATCGGATGGGTTTCTCGCCGAGCGCGCGGGTCGGTCTCGCCTCAGCGGCGCCGGAGTTACCGGATGCATCCGAACCAGCCGGACGACGTGTCAAAGGCGGCCGCAGCCTCGCGGGCTTCCTCAGCCAGAAGCCGGACAACCTCAATTGATGAGACGACGGCCTTCGCAAGGGCCGTGATCGCCAACGAAATCTCCGCCTGCCATCTCGTCAAACTGGCCTGTCAGCGGCATCTGAGGGATCTGGAGCTCGGCGCCGAGCGCGGCCTCGTCTGGCGGCCCGACGCCGCGCAATACCGCATCGGTTTCTACCCAAAGTTCCTGCGGCACTCGAAAGGGGAATGGGCGCGCAGGCCGGTCGAGTTGGCGCCGTGGCAGAAGTTCATCACGGGTAGTGTCCACGGCTGGAAGCGGGCCGGTGGCACCAGGCGCTTCCGCTACGTCTACGAGGAGATACCGCGCAAGAACGGCAAGAGCACGCATGCTGCCGGCGTCGGCGTCGACATGCTGGTGTGTGACGGTGAGATGGGCGCCGAGATCTATGCGGCAGCGACGAAGAAGGATCAGGCGCGCATCATTTTCGACGAGGCCAAGCGCATGGTGGCGAATTCGCCGGCGCTGGCATCGGAGATCGCCAGGTTCAAGCTCAACCTCAGCATCGAAAGCACCGCGAGCAAATTCGAGCCGCTATCGTCGGACGAGAAATCACTCGACGGTCTCAATCCTCACTGCGTGCTCATCGACGAGCTGCACAAACATAAGACGCGCGGTCTTCTCGACGTGATGGACACAGCGGTGGGCTCGCGTCGACAGCCGCTGATCTGGATCATCACGACCGCCGGCGACGATGCGCCAGAATCGGTCTACGCGCAGGAGAACGATTACGCGATTAAGGTGCTGGAGGGCACCATCGAGGACGACAACGTCTTCGCGTTCATCGCGACAATCGACAAGAAGGATCGCTGGGACGACCCGGCAGCCTGGGCGAAGGCCAATCCGAATCTCGGTATCTCCGTCAAGCTGGACGATCTCGAGCGCCAGGCCAGGAAGGCCTCTAAATCGCCGGGGGCGCTCGCGGCATTCAAGAGGCTTCGTCTCAACGTCCGATCGGCCGTTGCCGAGCGTGCGATCGACATGGAGATCTGGAAGCGGAACTCGAGCGGGCCTTGGGATCCCGACAAGTTGCCGAAGTTGAAATGCTGGGGCGGTCTCGATCTCTCATCAAAGATCGACATCACGGCATGGGTGAAGCTGTTCGAACCGAATGCTGATGGCATCATGAAGGTTGCAGCGCGGTTCTGGATGCCGTCCGCGACGATCGAGGCGCGAGCCGAGCGAGACCGGATGCCTTATCGCAGATGGGTCGAGGAGGGATGGATCGAGGCCACACCGGGCAACGTCATCGACCACAACGAGATCAGGTCTACCATCCTTGCCGACGCCGATCATTTCGAGATTGATAGTATCGCCTATGATCCGTGGAACGCGACACAGCTCGGCGTCGAGCTAAACGAGAAGGGCGTCCAGGCCTTCGAGTTCGTCCAAGGGCTGAGGTCGTATACGGCGCCGACGAAGGAACTGGCGGCTCTGCTTTCCGACTTTAAGCTGGATCACGGGGACAATCCCGTGCTGGCCGTGATGGCGTCAAACCTCAAGGTGCAGCGGGATAAGAACCTCAATGAGATGCCGCACAAGCAGCACTCCAGCGGACGCATAGACGGGATGACAGCGCTCATCATGGCGATTGGGCGACAGATGCTGCCCAGCGAGAACAGAGGTTCTATCTACGCAGATGAGCGGGCATTCGAAGAAGCCTTCGGCGAAGGCGCGCAACCACAAAGCCAAGGTCTGCAAACAGCTCTGAAGCTCTGGGATGCAGCAGTCCTGGAAGACGCCGACCATCCAGACCATGCCGAGCATCGCCGCCGCTTCGAAGAATGGCAAGGCGCCCAACCAGAGGAGTTCTGATGTACCAGCTCGTCAGCTCCGACGGCACGACCCCACTTGTCGCCGAACGCCAGACCGATGATCCGCGGTGGCCTGGCCAGCATCGTATCCCGCACGTCGTCGGCACCCTCGCGGGCGTCCCGATCACGCCGGATCTCGCCGTTCAGATCGCGGCGGTCTGGGCGTGCATCCGCTACATCAGCCAGACCATCGCGCTGCGGCCGTGGAGAGTCTACCGCGCTGGCGACAAGGGCGCCGAGGTCATCACCACCAATCCGATCGACTATCTGATCTGGAAGCGACCCTCGCCGGAATGGTCGTCCTTCCAGTTCCGGGAGACCTTGACGCACTGGGCGTTGCGTTGGGGCAACGGCTACGCCGAGATCGAGCGCGATGTCCTCGGCCGTCCTGCCGCGCTGTGGCCGATCCATCCCGAGCGGGTTCATGTCTGCCGCGATCCCGATACCGGCAAACTGTTCTATCACGTCCACAACGGTGCTGCCCCGGCAGCCGATATCGAGCCCGAGGACGTCTTTCA